CTGCCCGCAGAGAGGATCAAGGTAGTAGACCTGCTCCACCAGCCTCGCTGTGCGCCTGTTCTTACACGGGTTGATGTTGATGGGATGGGCGTGGTACTCCGTCTCCCACCCGGACAGGTCTTGCCGATCCTTCTGCCGGTAAACTTCCAGCACAAAGATCGCTTCCTGCTCTCCGCCGTAACGCCCGGCGTACAGCCCAGCCGGTTTGCCCTTCTCACCTGAGCCTCGCCCGGCCTGATGCACCAGCCCGACGGGGACGCGTTGCGTCTTGGCCCAACGCTTCACGGCCTGAGCCTTGGAGGTCACACCCGTGGAATCCGAGTCGCCACCCGGTAGCAGTTCCAAGTAGTCGATCATGGTAAAGGACGGGTTGCATCCCCACCAGTCACGCGCCTCGTCCAACACGTCGGCCATGACGGGCAACGGGATGGACTCGTCTACGATTGCTATCCGGGATAGTTCCTCGTGGGCTGCCCGTTCGAGGTCGGCGATGACTTCCTTGTCGCCTGACTTGACGGCCTCCTCCACTTCCGTGGAGGACTTGCCGCGCAGCAGGCAATACAGTTTCATCACCACCAGTTCCCGTGGTTCATCCATTGAGAAGATGACCACATGGGCTGCCGGGTTGTTTACGAGATTGCTGACGATGCCGTTGAGCAGAACCTGTGACTTGCCGGTGTGTGACCGGCCGACCACCAGTAGCACCTCGCCTCTCCCGACTCCACGGGATGCAAGGTCCACTTCGGGGATACCCAGATACCAGCGTTCCGCCGGGTTCCGGATAAATCCCACAAGGTTGGTAACAACATCAGTTGTCAGTGACCATCTCTTCGGTGAATCCACCACCGGGAGGCCACCCGTCGCCTCGCCCGTTGCATCGGCGAGACGACGAGTAACTTCCTCAGCAGTGAATACCCGAGGACTAGCCTCGGATAGTGGCACTAATCGTTGTCAGTTCGTTGGAGTCTTTGCCCGTGAACGGGCAGACGAACCAGTTGGGGATCAGTACCGAACCGTCCTTCTTGGACAGCCACAGCCCCTTGCCATCCGACTTGCGCTTGTAGTCGGGGCCGTTCATGTTGAAGTTGGCCGCAGGGTCCAACTTCTTCTGCCAGTTGGGATCCCACCAGTCAGTCCTGTTGTCCATCAAGTCTCGCCAGAGCGAGTCAAGGGTACCACCGGACGAACCGCTGGAACTATTCCCCGTGGGGGCAGCCGCCACGGGAGCACTCTTAGCAGTCCCGGAAACACTTTTTTGCAGCCTCCGGACACCCTGTTCGGTCAACTCGTAGCCGATACCGAGCGACTCATAGTTAGCCATTTCGAGCGTGTTGCCCCACTCTGCAATCTGCTCGGCAATGTCTTCCTGAGAAGTCTCAGAGTCAACTGCGATGGTCACCGAACACGACGCTTCGGCCGGTTCATAGTCACCCGTTTGGATGACCTGCCGACGAAACACCGTGAAAGTGTTTTCTGTCTTCTTGGTTGTTGCTGTTGCCATGGGTCTACCTTCCTATAGTTGGTTCCATGGATCTGGTCCCGCCACCGCGCCTCGGCACGTTGCCCACGCTCCGCACCACTTGGGGGAGCAATGCCAGCCACTCATAGTGAGAGGCCAGACTGGCAGGTTGGCGGCTATCAAGGTACCGGCAGAGCGGGCAAGCATGCCCAGACTTGCCCATTCTGCCGGTCCAACATCCACAAGGGTACGGTGAACCGTTCCCTTTACTAGATGTACGAACTCGAACTGTCGGGGTTCCGACGGGGTGAACGCTGGGGGCTGGCCCTCAGAAGCAAGCGCCCAAGTGTACGCCGCTGCTTGTACCGACCAACGCTTCTTCTCCCACTCGGCGGACGGCTTGCGTCCCGGGTTCTTCCAGTCGATGATGGGGCGTGGAAACTCTTGGACGCAGTCGATGGTTCCCTTCAACCAGATTTCCGGGTGTGTTTCAGTCTTGGGAGCGATGGGTAGATCGAACTCGTACTCCACTGCCGTCGGGTGCAGCCCCGGGCGCACCTCGTTCCACCACGCCTCGGTGTTGGCGAGGATGATCTCCGTCGCCTCGTTACGTTTGTGGTTCCACCGGACGACCTCCGGTTCCTTCCGCATCCACTCACCCATAGCCATCTCTTGGGTGTCGTGCAGGGGCAGCGGCTCGCCGGTCTGCATCTGATCCAGCAGGCATTGCTCAATGCCGTAGTGGACGGCTGTGCCGATGGCGGTGTTGGAGGATTCCGTCGATTCGGAGATCCCCATCAGGTCCTGACGTGCCCGCTCAGGGCACATCGCTAGTTGGCCCAGCCAAGATTGGCGGAGCGTGATTCGGTCGGTGGTCATAGATCCATCCTAGCAGGTCGGAGGGCATCCCCGGTGGGATGCCCATGGCATGGTAGCATGGCCGTCCCGGCCCCCCCTACAGGGGGCCGGGACGGCGCATGTGGGTTCACAGTCAGGCGTCATCCTCGTCGGAGACTACAGCCAAGTGCGGGCCGTCGTCGTCTTCGGAGTCATCGTCCTCATCTGTCTGATCCAACAACTTGCCAATATGCTCCATACCTCCAGCGAAAGTATGACTCAAATCGTGGAAAATATCTCCCACAATAAAGGCTAAATGTTGGACGAGCGACAGCATTCCTACGAGGGCTTCCGCGATGTTTGCATCGTCTGCAAATACCACATCCTCTAGGGCTGCCAGCCGCTCGTTGGTTGGTTTGTCCGTCGCCACTACAGGGACTGTATGGCAAGGCCACCGGAGAGAGTGCGCACGGCAATCTTGACGGCATGCCTCCGGGCTGCGGCATAGGCGCAGGACCGGAAACCTTCCGTCGTGCCGAGATAATCGACACCCTCTTCCAGCAGGCGGGGAACCCCGTCAAACCAGTCGGCCCACGGATACTTCTCCGTGCGGTTACGGGTCTGATCGGGCAACGCTGTAAGTACCTTCATGTTCTTTCCTTCTTCTCAGTGGTACATCCGCCGGGCGGCGAATGCTTCTAGGGCTGCATGGTAGTCGCCACAGTAGTGGCCTCCCCAGCCCTCCCAAGACTTGCCGTCGTCTGATGCCATAGACCAGACGACGTATGGATCTCGCTCGTTGTGTTCCAACGATGCCAATACCGTCCCCACGAAGGGGCGGTAACCCTCCCCGCCGGGGCTAACCTGCCATACTAGCGGGGCAGCCCCATTGGTTAGGGTGATTATCGCTGACACATCGGGTTCTTCCCGAGTCGTGGTCATCTTCCGTCACTCTCCTTCCGGAACTGTAACAGTTCCTCTCGTGTAAAGGTATCGCCCGAGAACATCGGACGAGGCTTTGTGATCAGCCTGACCTTCCGCCTACGCGCTGCCTCGTACGCAGTGTTCGCCTCTCTACAGGTGTCACACCGGCACATGTGCCGCTTGTAGGCGGAATAGCCATGCTGGATGGGCTTCCCATCGCGTTGCATCAGTCCCACCACTCAATCCACGCCCGTGCCCCACAGGACAACGGCTTGTCCGATTGGACAACCTTTGCCCCCTGCGGGATCTCGAACTCCCGGTGATACTCCGACCCCTTGTAGGTGCGGTGAATCACAGCGGGCAGCCCCTTACGGAGTCGCTGCTGGTGGATGTGGACTTGGTGCTTCACGCCACCGTGGACAGGACACGCATCGCCTCAACCGCCAACGGGACCTTCCGTTCAATGGACTTCTCCAATGCACGGTACGGCTTGACCTTCCCGCGCACCATCCCGTTGATGCGATGCTGCTCTGCACCCTGAATAGCGTTGTAAGCCAGCCACCTGTTGCCCGGCCCCCACTCTTCACGCTCATTCCGCCACGCTGACTTGCATGCACTCTGCTTGGTTACCAGATTGCGGATCCTTACGTCCGACATCTGTTCGTAGTCGATGGGAAGCAACCGGCCTACCAGCGCATGGAACTGCTCGTCGGTGTACGCCTGATCCCGAAGGACCCGGGCCATCGACGCAGCGGAACGTGCCCTCGCAGCAGCACCTTCCAGAATGCGGACA